TTATAGTGAAGGAACAGATTCGCTCCGTCGTTCCGGTATCCCGTCTGGGGAAGGACGTTGTAGTAAAGAGCGACGCGCGGTTTCTTAAAGTCCATGAAAACTCCATAAATCAAGAAATTTAAACAGGTCGTGTTTATTTATCAATGCGAAGTTTGTCTGCTCAATTTTTTCGATTGAGTTCCATCCGTTTGTCTGGTTGGGCTTTCCTTCCAAACGCTCCCCAGTCTTGAATCCGTGATGGTAAATAAAAATATCCCGAGCAATGAGGAGTTTGTTGCCAAGATTCCGCAAACGAATAGATAGGTCTAAATCGTCTCCACCAGGAAGTGATTCGTCAATACCTCCGGCAGCGTCAATCGCAGACCTTCTTACCGCCATACAAAAACCTATCAGGAACTTGGAGTTCAGCAAATATTCCTTGATGTTTAAAAATATGTTCTGTCTCCCCATGACCACATTGGAACTTGGACCAACGGCGCCGACATTAGGATCTTCGAAATGCTTCAACAACTTCGTTAGCCAATCCCGCTGATGGGGAGGTACCATGGTGTCGTCATTCATGAAAATTAAAAAATCAGATTGCGATTCCTTCATGCCTTCAACCAATCCGCCTTCCCATCCAAGATTCTGAGTTTGTTGCAAAACTTTAATATTCGGATTGTTTAATTCTTCCATGTGTTCAGGGGTCCCGTTATTAACGACAATCACACGAAACGAATCGTAAAGAGTGTGCTGGAAAATAGAATTAAGACACGGAAGAAGATATGGCAAATTATTAAAAGTCGGAATAATAATATCTACGCTCACGATATGTCCTCCGTCTCGTACTTCTGGTACTTTCCGTACATTTTTTCCTTCTCCGAGTCAGTCAGTTTATTCCACATTTCTGAATATTCCTCTGTGATAATCGTCGGATCTCCCAGGTGACCTAGTTTGATCGACGTATCCATCCACACCCTAAACCCAGCTTTTCTGGCTTTAACGCAGATCGTGATATCCTCTCCAGTCTGGGACATTCCAAAAAACCAAGGCTTTGGAACCTTTTTAAAAACTTCCGCTTTAATTAAAACAGCTCCGAAACCCACCGCATCACATTCGACCAGCTTATTCTTTGGATAGTTAAGGGCAAACCGAGTGAGTCCGTAACGCTGGCGGGTTGATTTGTCATACCCCTCAATACTTTCGTAAATCACAGGTTTATGGTCAGGGTTGCGAGTGAAAGCAAGAGCGGCAACGATATCTTTATTGTGAGCAACCAATTTATAAAAAAGATCCGGAGGAGCCATCATGTCGTCATCCACCATGAATAAATAGTCGCTACCGGATCTTAAAACAGCGTCGGCCAACGTCTCCCTGGCGTAAGGAGCCAGGATCTCTCCCACCGCTCCGATAGAAAACACATAACGGGGATCTTTTTTCTCATAGAAATCGGCTGCTTCTCGATTTCCCATGTATTTCCACATGAGCATTCGATCGTGGTAAGCCCTGGGAGGAGTGTGGCCCTTTAGGATAACGCCTAAAACGACCTTGAGAACTTTCTCCGTGGGTTGACCCACCTCTACGGTAGGAGACTCTTGAGATAAGTCCAGATCGACTCGTCTCTCTCCCACATCCGGTGGCCGGCACAGATCCCCCGCTCCGTCTGTTTTAGATTCCTGAAATGATTGCACGATTGACACCAGAAAATGCGACTCCGGAGATTGGGAGTTTTATCCCCCAACCTCCGGTCAAGCCACATATCTAAAAGGTTGCCCCTTTCTTCCTTTTTCATTTAATTTATTTGATGCAGCGAATAAAACCAGAACAATACAGCGGAGCCGCAAACGAGATCGTATTGCTTAAATACGGACCCGACGCGATCACCCAATTGAATCCGGATGCCGCATACGTCGGCGCACCGCTTGAAAGTCCACCCGGCAATGCTGTCGGGATCAACGGATTCCCTGCCGCAATAGTGATCGATGTCGCTTGATTCGATAGAAGCACAGAAGCGCAATTCCCGAATATCTGAACCAATCCATATTGATTCGATGGGATGGTGGCTGTTGCAATTCCTAGGAATCCAGGAAGGCTGGCAGCACTTCCTGTGGCAGACATCACCGCATTGGTTCCGTCGAATGAAGCGGTCGTCGCAACACAAAGGGCCACGGCATATCCCAGAGTAATGCTGCTCGCTTCCACATTTTTTACAGTCATGAACGCGCGCTCATCTCCGAGCGCAGCTTGTTTAAATAACATAACTTCCTACCTTTACCCCTTAACCAAGGTGCGAGGCCATCCGGCCTGTCTCCTGACCCCTCATTGGAAAGCACTCGCCAAAGCGAGGCCGTCACCCATTTAATTTAATTTATTGACCACCTGTCGATATCCAGAAATAACCGTCAGTAACATTGTCCTGGTTTTGAATGGTTAATGTCGTACGACCATTGGCAAACACTTTTCCAACACGAGCAAGTATTTGGTTCGTGCTATCAAGTGGGTCCATTTTCTGGAAATTTGCTTCAGTTACATATCCAGAAATAACCATACTACCAGCAGCGTCACCGGCTGATCCAGTCCATTCGCCCATTATCCTGCGAAGGCCCTGCCCCAAGTACGCTTGATTCCTAATCGTAGCGCTGAATGCCATATGACCTCCTTAGTCCAATACCCAGATGTGAACATCCGGAGTATTGGCAACAGTAATTGTGAACAACTTTGTCGTTGCAGAATATGTTGCGCTGCACGCATCAGTCGTGGTTGTGTTTACAACCAGGAAACTGCGGCCAGGAGGAGTAACGTAAACGGTATCTCCAGTAACACAAGATCCCACCTTATAGATTCGGACGACTTTTGATCCGCCCTCTATGGGTGTTGGTGTTCTTAAAGAAGCCATAACTCCTCCTTATGCCGTGACTCCAGTCAAGACAGCCATCTTTCGACGATTGTTGGTTGTTAGTTCTCCAGCCCAAAAAACCTGAGCCACTTTTAAATCTTGAGCAGCGGGTTTCACCCACTCACTCATAGTGAACAGACGTTTTTCATGCTGAACCAATTCCAGAGCCTTTGAGTTCAAGAGATAAATTGCACCAGAAGTGCAGTTCGGGTCCCAAGTCCACACGGCATCTTTGTATTTCAGATTGCTGAAGCCAAGGTCGCCCATCGTGACATCCGAATATCTAACCGTAGGAGTCAGTGTCGCCTCGTACGCCTCATAAGCGGTTTGATCCGAAAGAATCAGATCAGGTCCTCCGGCTGGCATACGAACAGAAACGTTGTCCCACGCGGTGCGAAGATCAGAGAGACCTCTCGCAGCGAATGATCCGGACGCGGTCGCAGTTGACTGCCACCAAGAGTTTGTCGTCCCATTGATGTCTCCACAAGTTCCAGTCGCGGCTACGATAACCGGAAGAGGAGTGATGTTGGAGCCAACTTGAGCGGCTGAGAACATTCTGATATCAATCAGTTCTTTCAGAGAAGCAAGGGCGTTATCAATTTGAGCTTTCGCATAATCAATAACTTGAGCCTTACCTGAATTCTGAAGTTCTATTCTCCCAGTTACGGTGATAGAAGCGGCTGCCTGTCTCCATTGAAACTGAGCTGCCGTGAAGTTATCCTGAATGGTCGTGTCGATGACATCATCAGAAGCATAGAAGTTCGCGGTTGAATTTCCACCGAAAACTACTGATCTGACAATGGTCGCCCCACCCTCTTCAGTTACCTTCTTCTTGATGGAAAGCCACGCAAGAAGGGGTATGGCTCTATGAATGTTATCAGAGAGCGTCTTACCATACGTGCTAAGCGTAGTAGCGATCAGACTCGTCACGTTCGCTGGGCCGTATGTGAATACTGTATCGGGAACTGCCATAATTAATTCCTACCTTTACCCCTTATATTTTTTTACTGCTTATTTCCTCAAAACATAACTTACGTCTTTGTTTCCTGACATCTGAGCATCCATGCTCTTTTTCAAAAGTTCGTCAACAGTAGAAACCTCAACCAGGTTACCGCCAGACTTCGTTGTTGAAGGACCCTGTGTCACAGATTCCTTCTTCCCTGCCACAAGTCCCATCGCCTGTTGTTGCGCCGACATTTTTATTGAGTCGGCCAACTTCTTGGCAAACTCATAACCATCAGCCATCGTCTTCCCGTTTTTTTCAGCCCAATCAAGTCCGACTTCCAAAAGACTGACACCCTCTTTGGACTTCGTATCAATTCCGATCATGTTCAATTCCTTGGCGTCAGGATGATCTTCAAACAAACTTCTCATCTCTAACTTGGCGTCCAAAGTATCCTG